CCTCACGGGGCGCCTGTCTAGGTGGGCAGTTAACCCTCCTTTGCTAGACTTCGCACTTCGCCGTCCTGGCGTCGTGTTGATCGAAGCTTCGCTTTTCGAACGTAAAACCGGTTTATACCGAATAGACGTTCTATGCGGAGATAGGGACTTGGAAATCCTAAGCGAACCTTAACTGGGTTCCCTTCGAATCACTAGCATAATCTGCCGCACTATTCTGAATAAGGTAGTGTGATCCTTTCTTCGGGATTTGAACCCCGTTAACTTTATAAGAGGAAGGCAATGGCTCTCCCCATTTTTCAACGGACCAAACAGACCCAAAAGGTCGGCGGTCAATGGAACAGAGTGATTGAGACTAAGTATCGTCGATACTATGTCCAAAAGAGGCCTTATAACCTCCGTCTGGGCTTGGACTTCTACGAGACTTTTTCAAATCCCTTTGGCACTCACGACTGGATGCCTGCTGACAAGCATGGTTATTCCAGTATGGATGAGGCAATGAGAAAGGCTTACTCGGCTTTTGTCGAAGAGCTTGGAGAGAAAGCAGAAAACGCGTCCAACGTCATTACATGGAGACAATCTATGGACATGTTCGTTAAGCGTGCAACGCAACTGTACTCGGGTTTCCGCGACTTACGACGCGGTCGAGTAGTACAGGCTCTGAAGACCTGGGGGGCTGACTTCCGCGGCATCTCGAATAAGAAGTGGCGCCAAACGTCTCGCGACTTTGGCTCCGCCGTTCTCGAGGTCCGCTATGGTTGGGCCCCCCTAGTTAAAGATATGTACACATCCTTGGATGTGATACAGCGTCCACCACCTAAGTTCCGCGTCCAAGCGCGTCGGACCGAGCGTGCTCAATGGGGCTCAAAAGGCTTCTATGAGTACTCATACACTGCTTCTAGCACGTGCATGTATCTCGCGGATATTCGGGTTTCCAATCCGAATTTGTGGATTGCCAATCAAATGGGTTTAGTAAACCCGGCTAGTTGGTTATGGGAAGCAATTCCTTTCAGCTTTGTTGTCGATTGGTTTAGTAATGTTGGCCAGGTTTTGGCCGCCATGACCGACTTTGCGGGTCTGGAGTTAATCCAGCCCACGACGACCAAGTTTACACGCGCCACATATGTGATGATGAATCCCAACGATGTTGGGGAGTTCGGTCACTTATGGGATAAAGGCGATTATGTGGCTTGCACGCGGACCCTCGGGATTTCTACCCCGCCGTTGCGAGTGAGGGCTTTGGCCTTCTCACCGGGACGCGGCTTGAACGCTGTGTCCTTATTAACTCAATTCTTCAAAGAGGCGACTCCGAGGAAGTGAGGGGAGCAATCCCCAATATAAAAACCACCCTAAGGAGGGTTTTCTCATGGCAGCAATTGCTAATCTCACGGTCAAAAAGGCCGATGGTACCACCGACATCGTCTACACGGCAAAAGTTCCCAGTGCCGGTGACAAGAGTGCTGCGTTGTGGCGAAGTGATACGGTGGGCACTGCCCCCGCTCACAAGCCCACGTTTTCACTCACGTCCCGGAACAACGGAACTGGAACCGCTCGTCGGTCGGAATCTTCCTATCAGTATCCTTCATTGGCTACTGGTACGGATGGCAAAGTGAACGTCGTTGATAGGGTCGTCATTACGTCCCAAGCGGTTGTACCGCAAGGGATGTCGGCGGCTGATATCAAAGAAGCGGTCTATCAGGAAGCGAACATTCGTGTTCAGGCCCTGATCAAGGACAGTATCGCTGACGGTTACGCTCCTACCTGAGTAATAGGAGTTAACTATGCCAGATCAATACGAATTCTCACGTGAAGTGAGGTCCGTAGTCCTTCGTCTTTGCGAGGACATCGCGACTCCCCGAGCTCTAACTGTGAAGTTATTGCTGCAAAACGGAGAGTTCGATCAACTAGCGCGTCTGCGCGTTGATCCGTTGCACTATCTTGATGGCAAAGCAGAGGCCTATCGCAGTGATGCAATAGTTACCTCTTTCTTGCGAAAGCTTGAGGATCTTCCAACCTCCTTTGACCGTAAAGGCAAAGCGCTGGAGAACTTTTGGCTCAGCGAGAAGCAATGCTACAAAACCAATGAACGACTGAGTCCTTTTCTCAACGGTGCGTTAAACCACCCTGCAGATGAAGGCGTGCACCAATTTATTTTGGCTGTGCGGAAATATCTCTATCGTCTCTTGGGCCCGGTTCCCTCTCTCCTTGAGGGTAAGCACGGACCGGGAGCAACGTATGGCGATAAGGGTCAGTATGCTACCATACCTGACAAGATGTCATCCTGTCCTACCTTAACATCCAGCAGTGTTCCGTACCTATTCCAATGGTGCGGTACTGCATGGGCTTCTGCCTGTGCTGCTTCTGGAAGACATCCCACTTTCGTCCGAGGAAACCGTTTTACAACGGTTCCAAAAGACGCAGAGAAAGATCGAGGCATTTGCATCGAACCCTCTGTAAACTTGTTCTATCAGCTCTCCTATGGGGAGGTGATTAAACGTCGTTTAAAGCGTGCAGGTATTGACCTGCGAAACGGGCAAACTATTCACAGGCAGGTTGCTTGTGAGGCCTCTAAGCAAGGCCATTTTGCTACGTTGGATTTGTCGAATGCAAGCGACACCGTATGTAGCAACCTTGTTAAGTTGCTACTCCCCCCAGACTGGTTCGAAGCATTGGACATGCTTCGTTCGCCTTGTACCCTTCTCGGGAACAACTGGGTTCGACTTGAAAAATTCTCGTCGATGGGTAACGGTTACACGTTTGAGCTTGAGACGCTCATTTTCTTGGCTTTGTCGGTGGTTGCTTGCAACCAAGACCGAGATGTTCCGGCTCTTGCCGGTGTCGACATCTTTGTCTATGGGGATGACATAATTGTCCCTACCGAGTGCACTAAGAACGTGTTGGCAGTGCTGCGATACTTTGGATTTACTCCCAACGAAGAGAAATCTTTTGTGGCGGGTCCTTTCAGAGAAAGTTGTGGTGGTGACTACTTCAATGGCGTGGACGTCCGTCCATTCTTCCTGAAAGAGTCACCAAGTGAACCACAACACTATATCGCTATGGCTAACGGCCTCTATCGCATGGGGTCTTCAGACCCTGTGCATGGTATTGATGATCCTCGTTTTCGGCGGGCTTGGTTTAGCGTCCTGGACGCTTTACCAAGTCATATACGCCGGATTCGTGGCCCTCAAACTTTAGGGGATACAACGATCCACGATGCCGAAAGGTATCAAAGACCGCGTTGGCGACACTCAATAAGATATTTCCCAGTATATCGTCCTCATCGCCACCGTACGGTGGCTTGGGTTCACTTTAGACCGGAAGTAATCCTAGCTTGTGCCTTGTATGGAACTGGAGACGGCCGTCAACGGGGTAACCCCACGACAGCCTCAGATAATCGCACAGGGGTAACCCCTCGCGATTCTGTCCTCAGTTTCAAGCTTGGTTGGAGTCCTTCATCGTAAGAGAAGGACCAGGTGGAACGGCTGCTACAGCTTAAACACCTGCAGATTTTGTGGCTTTACACACC